CTAGCGGGTTCATAGTGCTGATGGGTATCATACTATCAGTACTAGGGGTCATGAGTGTCGTGTTAATGCCGGTGGTGTGGGTATATCAATCCATACAAGACTTGCTACAGAAGCAGAAAGACTACATTGATAGTAGAGAGAAGGATGTACCTAACTACCTGTCAGGTAAACCAACAAAGAAGACTCGTAATGACAAGAAGAACACCTAAGTTATCAGTAGAAGCAAAGAAACAGTTATCTATATGCTGTGAGACTCTTATGGATAAGGATGTAGTGATGTTGTATATAGAACAACTAGAGAGTGATCTAGAACACGCTAAACAGGTTAACGCTGTGTTAATGATGCAGATAGGAGAACAATAGAGTGATAATGCTCCTATTATTCATGTTTGCGGAACAATTATCCAAGAAGTCCCACAATTACCCATAAAAACCCACTATTAAATAAAGGCTAAAATAAATGGCGTATCGCTTTGTGCTTAGGGGATTAAAGGGTGATATTGACCGACTTTTTAAAAAAAGTGCCAGGGCCTCTCAGAAAAGTCAAGAGATTTTTTCAGTTATTTTCGTCAATTCATAGTTATTCCTCCATTTCAGTAGCCATTATACCATACTCTGAGGCATTTGTCAACCCCCTCTTATACCTTTTTATTATAATTATATGCAAATAAAGTCTAAAAAAGACTTGACATGTTACCAAAACAAGTGTATAATAGCCATATAGAATGAAAAAAGGAATGAAGATATGTCATACATGAGTCAAGAGAAAAAGAAACAACTTGCCCCTGCTATCAAGGCGGTGCTGAAGAAGTACGGAGTCAAAGGTTCTATCGGTGTACGTCATCATAGTTCTTTGGTGGTTAACATCAAGGAAGGTGTCTTAGACTTCATAGGAGCGGCGCAGGCGCACAACGATTGGTATAGTGAACGCAATGGTACTGCCAATTATAAAGTGTCTGGATACCTTCAGGTCAACCCCTACTGGAGTGCCGAGTGGGCGATGAGTGCTGGGTATAAGAAGGTTGCAAAGTTTTACGATGAGTTAGTATCTGCCATGAAGGGCGAGGATTGGTTCGATGAGTCTGATATTCAGTCTGATTACTTTCACTGTAGTCACTATGTTGATATTAATGTTGGTAAGTGGAATAAAGATTATGTTCACACTGCTTAAGTGGATTGTATTGGGATACTGTGCTTGGATGCTAGTGCAGTTAATGTTAACCGTATTTACCATGGCGGTGTTGCAATAATACCACAACTATTTCATAATATGAATTTATTTGAAATAAAGTGAAAAAAAGACTTGACAAACTGTTGACAGTCGGGTATAATAGGTATGTAGAGTGAGAAAAGGAGATAAGAGATTATGATGAATATGAGTTTTATTGTTGATGAGTTAAGTACTTCTGTTGGACAGGGAATCTTCTCTAGTACACGAAGTGCAATCAATCACGAAGAGATGCATTACGGCCCTGAGAACAAGAAGGAGTGTCCTTGTGATACATGTCCTATGTTTGATTCTTGCCTGACTGCAGCTACTGAGTGTAGTGCTATGAGGAACTGGTGTTCTACTGGTGACTTTAAAGATACTGACCTTCAACGGTTAGTACGTGCTTGTGGTTAAGGTGTGCTGTACCCTACTGGCAGCAGGCCTCTCAGGGTACTACTACTTCGATGCGGTTCTTAGAGATATCTTTATGACCTTATAACAAAATAGTCTAAGGAAACACTTGACTTGTTTTGGAAACAATGGTATAATGGTTACATAGAATTGAGAAGGAAGAGTTGTTATGATTAAATATGTATTGAGAAATGTTGTCAATGATGAGTTAATTAACTGTAAACCCTTTGACACAAGGGTAGATGCCATGTGGTATCGTCATACTTATCTTGAACGTGATACTGCTTGGGTTGACCAAGTGGAGGTGAAGTAATGTACTACACCCACACAGTTAACCCCATAGGATGCTTCACTGAGAAAGAGCATGGACAGTACTTTGAGTACAGCGACATGACATGGGAGAACACAGGGGCGCAATCAAACTTGGGCGGCCCTCTCTATGAAGAGTCCTTTAAGAACCCTTGGAACTGGCCGCACATGGTGTGGGTAGGAGATACCGCTGGTGGTGGACAAGGGTGGCGACATGCGAAGGTACTGAAGACAGTGGCGTATGTAGTGACTGATGAGGATGACTATGGCATGCCGGTGGTAGAGAAGTGGAAACTTAAAAAGAATAATGAATATATTTGCAATTAACTGTTGACAACCACTAATGGCTATGGTATAATAGGTATGTACCTTAGAGAGAAAGAACTATAGAATGAATGAAGTGAGTATGCTAGAGACATTAAAGAAGGAGTTCCTTGGAATGAGTTACGAGGTAGAGTACGAGAAGTATGGACTATCAGGTATCATAGAAGGATTAACCCTTACAGAGAAGATGCATTTCGTATCATGGGAAGACGCTTGCGATTGGGCAGGCAAAGTAACCATGAGTACCAAGGTGCCTTACGTCATCTTAGAGATGCGAGGACAGAATGGAGAGGTAGCGAACTTCTAACCCAGTAGAGAGGTTACTGGAGTCGAAAGACTAGGACATCAATCACTGCAAGGCGCACAGCGCTTACTGGAGTCTTCGGACTAGGATTGGATTGTCACTGAATACCTCTTGACATTATGCTCAGAGTATGTTAGACTTTGTGCCCTTGGAGGCACATTAAGGCCCCCCTTAGAACTGGCTGGGCAAATGTAATCTATAAATGCAATAAAGATACAGATAACTATTCCATGCTAATCAAAGACTTACAGACATCTACTACTATCATATCAGTTACACTTAGTTTATATAAGCAACTAACACAATAGTATTAGATGGCCACCCCCCAAAACTGAACGCAATAGGAAACCTTACCTTGAAATATAAAATCACCGCAGCAGTTGATAACCTTGACCCTTCTCCCCTTGAGATTATAGTAGATGATTTCTATGAGGTACAGGATTGGGTAGCAGAAGAGATTGACAAGCGTATCAAGTTCTTTGTAGATCACTCTCCCTATATGTTAACAGAGGTTGACTTGGATGAACAGCGAGAGTTAGAGATGACACTTATCTCTTGGAGGGCAGTCGCACCACACACATGGGCCACCCCCAAAACTGGCTACTGATTGATTGCACTACCCTATTAAGTTATAAGAGACTGTGTTATTATAACAACACGGTATAAAAAAGATCGAATTAATTGCAAATAATGTTTGACATATGTTCCAATAACAAGTATAATGGTTACATAAGATAAAGAACTGAGAGAGAAGATTATGATTACTAATATTGACATTAATACGTTTAAGGGTTCTATCCCTCCATCACATGACTTGGTTGTCTATGAGAAGGGTGGTGAGGCACTTGATGGGTTTACTCTTTATGGGTTTGATGAAGTTGGAATGTTTGAGGGAGACTTTCTTGTTCCTCAGTATTGTTTCATGTCAAGTGACCATGACATCACTGAATATGTAAAGAAGGAACAGTAATATGTATAGTTCAACTGACGCATATCAATCTGCACTTGCTACTGAACGTATGGGTAATGCCCTTGCGAACAAGTATGCAGAGTACTTTGAGAAGAAGTCTCGTGCCATCCGCACCAATCGTCTACAACAATCTCGTACAGACAGTGGACGTTCCAAGGTCTATCAGAGTGAGTTTGCCGTACAGCGTAAGTATCCAGAGTCATCCATGAACCTATCAGAGAAAGAATGTCTGAAGTACTTCAAACGTATTGTCAAGTCCAAGACGTATCAATCTCTGGTGTTCGGTAACACTGGTATGCACAATCCAGGCATTCGCTTTATGAAAGCCTCAGCGAACGCTCGTGTAGCAGGACAGGCAAGTTACTCAGGGATTGCACTGCGTCCTAACGCTGGTACTAACAAGTACGTCATCATCCATGAACTCGCCCACACGGCTGGGAACATGCATCACGATGTCGGTTTCCGTCAGACTCTTGTGAAACTTGTCTCACGGTTTCTGGGAACTGCCATGGCGAAAGACTTGAAGAAAGAGTTTCGCTCTCGTAAACTCAAGATGTCGGTAGGACAAAACATCATGTCGCCTCTGAAGTGGTTAGAGTCCTACAAGAAGATGGAAGCGATGCGTGATAAGAATCACCTCATTCAAGAAATGCGGTCAACGGTCTAGAGTAAAGGAGAAAGGTTATGAAATTCAAAGAGTTAGAGTTTAAAGAAACAGAAACGCCCAAGGGTATCCAAGCCCTTGTACAGTTTGGTAGGTATGAACTATCTGTTATTAGGAATGAGATGTCCTATGGTAACAAGCAAGGACTGTATGAGATTTCTGTTTCTCAGTACTACAAGATGACTAAATCAAGATTGCAATGTGAACTGCCTGGCATCACTCGTGAAGGTGATACGGTACAGGGGTTTCTATGTGAGGATGGGTTGGATGTTATCTTAAAGAAGATGACTACTATCAGCGGTTCTGATGGATTACAATTTTACGATTATGATTGAGACAGTATTGTTTATAGTAGCAATGCAACTCCTTGTCACTGTCGTGGTAAGTTACATGTAAAATGTTTCATATAGTTTACAATGTACATTATAAGAAACAGAAGGAAGGACATCTCTGCCCTTCCTTTTTTTTAATTAGAATTTGAAAGATGCGCCGATAAGAATGTTGCCACGCTTATGAGTATTCAAATTATAAGACGAACCAGCACTTAGTTCTAAATTTGTACGCAACTGATGAGTCACTTCTAAATTCATTAGTGGGTAAGTGCCATCCTCCAATGCATCAAACATAACAAAGTCTGAATTAGTTGTTGAATGAGTGTTCACTACATTGATAGGTGAACTCAACTCAATGTTAGTGTCCCCCATAGTATAGTTAACTTCTGGTGTCAATACCACTAGTGCTTTTTCTGAATCTACATTGTATGTAGAATCTACTTCACCACCGAAAGAGAATCCTTCAGCGTAAAGAGGTGTGCCAGCAACCAGAAGGGCTGCAGCAAGGAGTGTTGTTTTCATTTTGGGTCTTTCCTTAGAGTTAGAATGCGTGAAGATACTTCACCAGTTTATTTAGGTAGGTTAAATCAAGTCACCTAAATACTTTTAAGGAGATTTATAAATGGCGACAACTGACAATACATTCTTCGCTGGCCGTGACGGTTTCGTTTGGTGGTTTGGTGTAGTAGAAGATAGAAACGACCCCCTAGCACTAGGGCGTGTTCGTGCTCGTGTCTATGGATATCATACAGAAGATAAAACTAAACTTCCTACCATAGACTTACCTTGGGCAGTTTGCGTACAACCAGCGAACTCTGCTTCTGCTGGTGGTATCGGTATGTCACCCACCGGCCCGATTGAAGGTTCATGGGTATTTGGTTTCTGGCGTGATCCAGACTTCATGCAAGAACCTATGGTGATGGGAACAATTCCTGGCATCACTTCTGCTGCTGCAGCTCCAGTTGGACAATCTCCACACGACTTCTCTCCTAATCAAGAACTCCCTATTCCAGAAGTAGCTACATCTACATCACTGGGCGATGGTACTACAACAGAATTTTCTACACCAACAGATGCGACAGACTCCACAGTCCTTGTCAAGATTGATGGTGTTGTCCAAGCGGCAGAAAACAATCCACCCGAATCTGAAAACAATATGGAGATACCGCCAGATTCATACTATGGTGCTGGTACAAGAGTTGAAGCGGATGAGTTTGGAAGGTCTAGATACAAGACTAGTATCGCTAAACGTATTAATGAACTCGCTCCAGAAGTTCGTCCTAAGTTTGTTAAAGGTATCCAATCATTCCTTGATGACAATCCAGAAAATGATTGTACGGTATCTTATTCATATAGGACTAACGCACAACAACAAGAATTATTTAACTCTTCTAGAGCGGGTGGGCCGAAAGCGGCACGCCCTGGCAGTTCATGGCACAACTATGCAACTGCAATTGACTTTGTTATCACATCAATTGATGGTAAAGCATTATGGGATACAGATTTGTACGAAGGTATTGCTCGCAGTTCGTTTGCTAAGGCAGGACTCAAGAATGATATTGAAAATGACAGTGGACACTTCTATCCAAATGAATTTCCAAAGAGAGTAGACTCTAGGTTGAAGACAGGGTCTATTACCCTTGCAG